TTTGCCTTCAAGCACCCGTTGCAATGAGGAAAGATTCTGAGCACCATAATCAATCTCATCAATACAAAGCACAGCACCTTGACGAGCAGCGATAGTCACCGGACCGTCTCTCCATTCCATATTACCATTAATCAACACATAGTTGCCGAGCAAATCACTTTCATCGGTTTCAGGTGTCATGGAAATACAAACGAATTTGCGTTTCGCCTTGGCACATGCCTGTTCGATTGACATTGTTTTACCGTTACCAGAATGACCAGTAATGAAAACAGGAAAGAAACGCATTGATTGTACAATGGAAATTACATCATCAAAGTTGCCAAATGGCACATAATTTTTATATGATTTAGGAATCATATCCGACATTTCAAGGTCGGTTGTAACATTGACAATACGATTATCGGATTTTTCTACAGGTTTAATCATTGGTATAACTTGTGCTTGTAAATTAATTGTAGCAGGTGCAATTGTATTTACTTGACCCGATACAGGCACTTTGTAAAGACCACGACCAACTTTATTGCTTGGTTCTCTAGTAAACCATTGAGCACTTGAAATGCCTACAGATTTACAAACTTCTTTAATTTCAGATTTTGTTACAGTAGTTTTACCCAAACCAATAAGGTTTTTGATAAACTGTTCACGGACTTCGGTACGATTACTCATAATATAAAATACTCCTTGACTTTCAATAACACCATTATAACACACCTATTTCTAGGTGTCAAGCCCCTCTGTTGTTTTTAGGCAACAGTTAGGCAGCAATGCCCTGTATGAATTTCGAGACTAGCACTCGGTTGATTGCTTTCTTTTTATTGAATTTCATAAAGGCGTTTTTCAATTTGTTGGTGGTAACTTTACCCTCAACTTCAATTTCCTCAGTCTCGGTAACTAAGTCACTACCGCCTGATACAAGGTAAAAGGCATCATAACCAGGACGATGAGAAATAAGGAATTTTTCACTTTTGAATTCTTTCACTAATCGCATTTGTTCATTTTGTTTTTTAGAGAAATCAGTTCTTTGTAATTGATTCAAATCAGAACCGTCAGGGAAAACATAACGATTGTAAATTGCATTTTTTACAGAACTACGATAACCGGATAACAAAAAGAAACCAAAGATTTTTGATTCTGTTGTTGCACGGAACCAATCTAAAACACCATTTGACAAAACATCGGAATGTGTTGCATCTGGTTTATCGGCCAATTGTCTTTGATACTTATGTTGTCTATCGGTTAGGATAACATTAGTTGAACGGATATTAAAACCTCGACCAACTTCAACTTCTTCTTCAACATTGGTAATGTAATTTCTTCTCGTATCAATTGTTTTGTATGCGGAACAATTATCAGCATCACCGTCATGCACAATCACCAGACTACTCATATCTAGGTTATTTTGTTTGCGGAAAGCTTTCATAACACCAGCAAGAGCAACAATTGCCTGAATCATAGGTGTGTTAGACAAATTCTCTGATTCAGGTTGACCGATATAGTTTGCATAGTAACGGTTGTTTCTTATTTCATAGGACTTTTTCAACAAAATCATATTGCGAAGTGCCTTTGAATATTCAGCATTACTCATTTTTGAATTGAGATATTCACGGAGAAAAACATCTCTCAAATACAAATCATTCAATTTTACATTAAAAGACTCTTTTGATTTTTTGTGATAGTCATCATTTGACAAACCAGAATCAATCATATTAGAAGTGCTACAGTCACCGAAACCATATACAATGAATGGGATATTCACTTTACGGCAGAACATGGACAAAATCAAAATCTGTTCAATAGAACCTGCCATGTTTTCAGACATAGAACCAGAACGGTCAAGTAACAAAATCAATCCGTGTGATTTGCCTTTTGGCACAATCATCACTTTACGGAAAATGTTATCGTCAAACTTATATGATGATAGTTTGTTTATATCGATATCACCAGTATCCGCAATTTTGGTTTTACTGAAAGACTTTGCAGCCTTACGCATTTCGAATTCTTTAGCAAGTAATGAAATGTATCTCTCATTCTTGGATTTGAATTCGTTAACATACTCTTTAACTCTGTCTTCAGTCAAACCACCATCAATGATTCGTTGACTGTAATATTCACTTAGTAATTCTTGTACTCTTTTAGCAGGAGTAATGATGTTACTGTAATTAGCTTTTGGCAAAGTAACATACAAATACTCACGGCACTTTTCATCAAGCAACATAGATTCATTGTTGCGGAAGTTTTCATCAGTTTGGCAACTTGGGTCAAACTGGTCTACACTAGAAGGTGCTGATTCTTTATCACGGTTAACTGTTTTGTCAGAATCATCGGAATCACTATCATCTTCATTTTCACCTTCATCAGGTTCATTGCCCTTTTGATTGGTTTCTTTTTCGGATTGTTCTTCAGATTTTTCTTTTGATTCTGAATTAGGTTCACCCTCGGATGTTTCATCTTCATATTCATCCGACTCATTGTAATCATCTAAATCAGCATCACCGTCACCATCATAGCCATCGTCAAGATTGGCAATATCTTCAAAGTCATACAATTGCATATCGAATTGTTCTTGCTTGGAATAGGCATAAATTTCATCGGTGAAATTCACAACATCATCCCAAGATTCAAGAGCTTGAATTCTATTTACAAATTTTTGTTCTTCTGGAGAGAAGCTGATTTTGGCAGTATACTGAGATTTGGTATAAATGTTCAATCTCTCAATAAATGCCATTGTGTTAATCTCTCGGTTTTTCAAACCGAAGAAATCTTGTTTATTCAATTCAGCATAGGCATCACGGAATGATACTCTCAAACCAGGATATTTTCTTTGGACTTTTTTCTCAATGCGAGCATCTTCTACAACATTCAAAAATGACTTGTAGTTTTTACCCTTAGTTTTGTCAGCGGCAGCATCATGCCATCCATCCGCAGGAGTATAAAGTGCATGACCGACCTCATGTCCGCCAAGCAAATCATACATCACTCCAGACATATTTTGCCAAATTGGAAGATACAGCACACGATTTTTTGGGTCAAACTTGGCAGTTCGAATCTTTTGGTGTTGTATGGAGAGATTCTCAGTTGCCATCAATTTGGCAAGTTGAGACTTTTGCTGAACAGTAAATGTCATAATATAGTTAATCTTTCACTTTTGATACTACCATTGTAACATAGTATAGCGAAACTGTCAAGCCCCCATGTTGCGTGGAAACAACACTCTAACCTGTTGATTTGTAAGGGAGAAATAGGGGGTTTCTCAGTCATGGTCGTATTGTATCACAACCAGACTGGAAAAGAGGCAATTATGGTTTATAGAATACGAATATAGGTTCGTACTTGAGCCACATCTTATCGTTGATTTTGCAGAAGTTCTTTGCTTTGGGTAAGCCTGTTTCAGTATCAATTCGATTGCCTCCTGGCATCTGTGCAAGTGCCATCTTTATCTTACCCTTATATATCATTCCTTTAGAGGTAAGTATGTCAATCGAATCTTGTTCTAATGGCAACATCTCACCACCGAACACAGCATCAGCAATGTTCCATAGAAGATATCTGTCATTGTTCAAATACTCTACACAAGTCTCCAATGTCTTGCGGAGAAAACCTTCTCGCCATGCATCATACTGTGAAAACTTCTTGTATGATTGCTCAGGGTCTTCTGAGTACGCTTCTTTTGCAAAGTATGGCGGTGAAGTAAAAATCATATCTAACTTACCCTTGTACTTCTGAAACTTGGGGTCGTTATGAATCTCTTCTGAACCATGTTGAAAGATTTCGTATGTGTGTGTCTTTGGAAACAAACCAGTTGCACGATATGTTTTTGTATTAAAGAAGTCGGCAAACTCATGGTACTTTGTGCGACCAGGAGTTGTTGAATGGTCTGTATTAGGATCCGTACCGATGTAGTGAATGTTTCGTTCATCATCAACAGATAGGGCACCCAATAATCTACCACCCCAACCAGAAGATGGGTCATAGAGATTAATTTGTTCTTGTGTCTTAATATGATTTGTATATCTTTCATACAAATATTTTGCAGTCAAAGGTGGGAAGTTAACTGCATATTGACAGAATGAAATACGAAATGCCTTTAGACCAACAGGAAATAACTTCTGACCTTTTTCATAGATACGAATACGAAACAGTTGTGCATCTTTGTGGTCAACATTCGTTGTGCAATTAGCTGGAATGAATCCAGGATTACTTGCATGTAGTTGCAACAATTCATCTTTAGTGATTCGCAAATAAGTCTGGTCTTTCAAATCTTCATTGTAACCAGTATACTCTTTATCACCCGCATTGGGTTCTAACCAGTAATCATGTGTTCCGTATGCTCTTGCCTTAGTTTCAAACCAAGTTATGAATTCATTTGTAGAAGTGGCACGGAAGTTCAATGAACCAATTTTAATCACCTGATTTAATTTAATCGGTGTTGAATAGTGATAGAAAGAATCTCTTTTGAAATGCCGTGATGCATAAGTGATGAATGTATCTAACAAC